GGCTCGACCGGCTCGACCGGCTCGACCGACTCGACCGGCTCGACCGACTCTTGATCGACCGGTTTCCTTAACCGGCTCGACCGGACTCGACCGACTCGGGCTAGGTACTTAGACCGTTCGGCGAAAAAGTGATTGACGATGAGCTCCACCCGTCCGCTCGAGGCCCGCCCGCTCGTCGGGTTGGTGATGTAGCGTAAGTGTTTTGGACAAATAATATGAAATACTTCTTATTTGGCACTGTGCTATATTCCTAACCACTTGAAAACTTTAAGGTGACAAGCGTCCATGAACAAGGATCTCGAACAGTTAGCCGAAGCCCTTGAGCATTACCACGCGAAGGGAGTTCCTTCTAGTAAGGAGAGGAAGGATTCTCGTCATCCCTCTATTGCGAAAGTAATTCAGGACGAGTTGCAGATACCTAAGACGACGTATTACCGCCGGTTGGACAAGCTTGAGGAGAGTGGATGGGAGGCTCCTTGGAACAAGGTCCAGGAACCACCGTTCACGGTCCCTGAGCTGATGTCTGAGGACATGGACACTCAGGAGTTAGTAGAGCATGTCACGAAGCGATTTGAGCACCGCCGTAGAGCTGCTTTGGATCGGAAGTGGATCCCTTTGCGTTTTAGCATTCAGGGTCCGGTGGGGGTATGTTTTTTGGGGGATCCGCATGTAGATGATAACGGGTGCAATTGGGTTAAGTTGCGGAGGGACTTAGACACGATTAACAATACTGAGGGGATGTATGCAGCCTCTTTGGGTGACGCGTCAAACAATTGGGTGGGGCGTCTTTCGAGGTTGTGGGCTTCGCAGGAGACCTCTGCAAAGCAGGCATGGCAGTTGGTGCAATGGATGTTAGAGGAGACTGATTGGTGTTTATTGATCAAGGGTAATCACGACATGTGGTTACCTAACGATGTAGATCCGATTGAGTGGTTAAAGGTCCCTGGTACATTGACGCAGGACTGGCAGGCAAGGATTGAGTTAAAGTTTCCCAAGGGACGTTCTGGCAAGGTATGGGCAGCCCATGACATGCCGGGTCATTCGCAGTGGAATCCTCTGCACGCGCAGCAAAAGAGAGCTAGATTCACACAGGAGGCTGATTTGTACATTTCCGGGCACAGGCATCATTGGGCATTAGCACAAAATGAAGATGACTGGTCAAATAAGATATACTGGACAGCAAGGGCGAAGGGTTACAAGACTGAGGATGATTACGCAGATCGTTTGGGCCATGGTCAGCAGAAATATGGTGAAGCGATCACGGCTATATTTGATCCAATGTGTGAGGAGGAGACAGGATTTCTGACCTGCTTTCCTAATGTTCAGGAAGCGGCGGAATATCTGACATTTAAACGTGCTAAACGCGCCTGACGAAATTGTTCGAGAGATCCTTGCTCTTGAGGAGGCCAAACGTGCTATTTCCATACGGGAAAAAGCGCAGGATAATTTTTTAGAATTCGTCAAGCATGTTTATGACGGTTTTATACAGGGTTCTCATCACAAGCAGGTAGCAAAGCGGTTTGAGACATTGGCGGTGACCAGTGGTTCACGGTTAATTGTCAACATGCCGCCACGCCATACTAAGTCTGAATTTGCCAGTTACTTGTTGCCGGCGTGGCTAATTGGCAAAAACCCCGAATTAAAAATTATCCAGACTACTCATACGGCGGAGCTGGCGGTACGCTTTGGCCGTAAAGTTAGAAACTTAATGGAGATGCAGGAGTATAGGGAGATATTCCCCGATGTCGATTTACGTGCCGATTCTAAAGCTGCTGGTCGCTGGGAAACTTCGCAAGGCGGTGAGTATTACGCGGCTGGTGTTGGAGGTGCGATTACAGGTCGTGGTGCTGATCTACTCATCATTGATGATCCGCATTCGGAGCAGGATGCGCTTTCTGAAACTGCCATGGAGCACGCGTACGAGTGGTATATGTCGGGGCCGCGGCAGAGACTACAGCCCGGAGGATCGATAGTTATAGTTATGACCCGGTGGTCCCTGAAGGATTTGACTGGGAAATTAATTAAGGCACAAGCGTCCGATGTGATGTCAGACCAGTGGGAGGTGGTAGAGTTCCCCGCCATACTGCCAAGCGGCAATATCCTTTGGCCGCAGTTCTGGAAAAAGGATGAATTGCTCAAGGTTAAGGCTTCCTTGTCGCTGGGCAAATGGAACGCGCAGTGGCAGCAGAACCCCACTGCTGAAGAAGGCGCCATCATCAAAAAGGAATGGTGGAACAAATGGGAGAAAGAGAAAGCGCCGCCGGTCAGTTACATTATGCAAAGCTACGATACAGCGTTTTCTAAGAAGGAGACGGCGGATTATTCGGCGATTACCACATGGGGTGTTTTTAAACCGGATGAATATGGTCCCGATAGTATTATACTAATGGATGCAAAACGCGGACGTTGGGACTTCCCTGAGCTGAAGGCCAAAGCGTTGGAAGAGTACAAATACTGGGAACCGGACATGGTGCTCATAGAGGCCAAAGCGACGGGTACACCGTTAACGGATGAATTACGAAGTGTAGGTATCCCGGTTGTTAATTACACGCCCTCGAAAGGGAAAGATAAGCATACGCGGATGCACATGGTGGCCCCTATCTTTGAAAGCGGCAAAGTTTGGGCTCCTGAGAAACGTTTTTCTGAGGAGGTGATCGACGAGTGTGCCGCTTTTCCTAATGGCGACCATGACGATTATTGCGATTCAATGTCCATGGCGCTTATTAGATACCGTAAAGGAGGGTTTTTGCGACTTGACTCTGACGAGGAAGACGTAGAGCCTTCATATAATCCCAGACCTCGTGTTTACTATTAGGAGTATTTAATGGATAGCGTTTTCTCTTGGATTTCTGATCGCGTTCGTGAACCTTCGAGTTGGGCTGCTGTTAGTGCGGGATTTATAGGTCTTGGTGTTGTTCTAGATAATCCTGTTTTGGTACTTCTTGGCTTGGCTAGTGTGGTTGTGGCTATTACAACTAAAGAAAAGGGCAACTGGTAATGTTGTCTAGTCTGATTCCTGGTTTGCTTCCGGTTGTTGGTGATGTACTTGACCGGTTTTTCCCAAACAAGGAGGAGAAAGCAAAGGCACAGCGGGAGATTGCGTCGCGCCTAACCGATCATCTCGCCCACATTGATATTGCACAGATACAAGTCAATCAGCAAGAAGCGACTCACCGTAATCTTTTTGTGGCTGGATGGCGACCATTCATCGGATGGTCGTGCGGTCTGGCTTTGTTCTACACCTACCTTGCACAACCTGTCATAACGTTTGTTCTGGTTCAGCAAGGCCAGTATGTAGACCTGCCCCCAGTGGACTTAGGAGCAATGATGCCAGTCCTTCTGGGGATGCTAGGTCTGGGCGGTCTGCGTAGCTGGGAAAAAGCAAAGGGGATAACTAAGTAATGGCTAACGGAAGACCCTCCCTTATTGACGACATTATGCCTGCACAGGGAACGCCTATCGTTGAATTGATGGAAGAGGAAGTTGATGTTGAGGAGATAGGCGATCCCACCGAGATGATCGAGGAAGAGGATGGTTCCGTTATCCTAAACTTTGGTCAACGCATTCAAGAGCAGCTTCAAACGGAACCCGACGCAAATTTAGCGGAAGTTCTTGATGAACGCGACTTGATGCGGATATCCGATGAACTTACAGGTCTGTACAAGGATGATCGTTCTAGTCGAGATGACTGGGAAGATGCTTACGTTAGTGGTCTAAAACTGCTGGGTCTTAAGTATGAAGAGCGAGAAGAGCCTTTTAGAGGCTCGAGTGGAGTCACTCACCCCGTAATTGCGGAAGCGGTGACACAATTTCAGGCGCAGGCGTACAAAGAGCTGCTTCCTAGTTCAGGCCCAGTGCGTACTCAGATCATAGGAGCCACCAACCCAGAGGTTGAGGCACAATCTGAGCGCGTCAAGGAGTTCATGAACTATCAAATTATCCATGTAATGGAAGAATTTGATCCAGAAATGGACCGTTTGCTGTTTTATTTGCCGCTTGCCGGTAGTGCGTTTAAGAAAGTCTATTTCGATGACCTTTTGGATCGTGCGGTAGCTAGGTTTGTACCCGCCGATGACCTTGTAGTTCCGTATAACGCAACTGATTTGAACTCCGCAGCGAGAATTACGCATGTTATTCGCATGTCGGAGAATGATGTTCGCAAGTTTCAGGCCGGTGGGTTCTACCGAGAGGTGGAATTGATCCCTTATGATGAAGACGATGAGCTTCGAGACAAGGAAAGGGAACTCTCAGGGATTCAAAAAACGACCGATGACAAGGATTGCACCCTTTTAGAGGTACATACAGACCTTGATCTGCCCGGATTTGAGCATGTTAGCCCTATTGACAATGAGCAAACAGGCATAAAGCTGCCTTATATCATCACAGTTGACGAGGGGAGCTCGAAAATCTTGTCAATTCGCCGAAATTGGCGAGAAGGTGATGAATTTTTCCGCCGGATCCCTTATTTTACGCATTACAAGTTCCTTCCTGGGCTTGGTTTCTACGGTTTTGGTCTTTTGCACATGATTGGGGGCTTGGGCCGCTCCGCGACCTCTATTTTAAGGCAATTGATTGATGCAGGCACCTTGGCCAATCTTCCTGCTGGTTTTAAAGCTCGTGGTATCCGTATTCGCGATGCTGACCAGCCTCTTTCTCCTGGCGAGTTTCGTGATATTGATGTCCCCGGTGGCGTTCTTAGCCAAAGTATTCTCCCGCTTCCCTACAAAGAGCCCTCACAAACCCTAATGCAGCTTTTGGGGTTTGTCGTAGACGCCGGAAGGCGATTTGCGGCTATTGCCGACCTACAGGTAGGCGATGGGAACCAGCAAGCGGCGGTAGGAACGACAGTTGCCCTCCTCGAGCGGGGGTCAAAAGTGATGTCTGCGGTGCATAAGCGCTTGCATTACGCTCAGAAGATAGAATTTAAGATGTTGGCTAGGGTGTTTTCGGAATCCCTGCCCCCCATGTACCCCTACAACGTGTGGGGAGCTGAATCTTTAGTAAAACAGGCTGATTTTGATGACCGTGTTGACATTATGCCTGTGTCTGACCCCAATATTTTCTCAATGTCGCAGAGATTGGCTTTGGCCCAGACGCAATTGCAGTTGGCTCAGTCTAATCCGCAAATGCACAACCTTTATGAGGCTTATCGGCGCATTTACGAGGCTATTGGCGTTCCCAACATTGAGGGTGTTTTACCGACACCGACACCTCCGCAACCCACGGATCCGTCCATAGAAAACGCTAGATCCATTATTCAGGAGACTTTGCAGGCATTTCAGACACAGGATCATGACGCTCACATAGCGTCTCACCTGATGTTTATGAAGACACCCACTCCTTCTTCCACCCCACCTATTTTTGGGTTACTGCAAGCGCACCTGTGTGAGCATATAGCGTTTAAAGCCAGGGGTGTGGTACAGGCTGAAATGATGCAGCAGTCCCAGCAGTTACAGCAAATGCAGGCCGCGGGACAGATTTCACCGCAAGAGGCTCAAATGCAGATGCAAGTAGATGTGGAAGCCAAGGTTGCGCAGTATATTGCGCAGTACACCGAGGAAGTCATGGCTGCCTTAATACCGCCGCCAGCAGGGCAGAATGATCCCTTGGTTCAGTTGCGGGGTAAGGAGCTCGACATTAAGGCGATGGATATGCAGCGTAAAGCTGATGAGTTTTCTTCCAAACAAGGGTTCGAGGAACAGCGCGAGGCTCAACGTCAGGATTTGACCCGCGAGAAGATGGACTCTCAGGAAGATATTGCGTTGCTTAGAGCTGATGTCAACCTTGAAAGAATTGGTGAAATGGGAAGTGCCGGTAGAGGAAACTAGAGATGCCGCTAAATAAGAAAGGCAAGGATATTATGCGCAATATGAAGGGCAAGTATGGCGCTGATAAAGGCAAGAGCGTTTTCTATGCTTCTTTGAACAAAGGTACTATTAGTGATGTAGAAGATGTTCCACGTGGAACAAAAATGCGAAGAGGTGGTCTTGTGAAAAAACGTAAAAAGACGAAGTACAAAGATGGCGGCATTGCTTACGACGTAACCCATGGCTCTGAGGATGTCCCTATGCAGTGGGGCCGTGAGAAACTGGATAAAGGTACCGAACAGCTTATTAAAGGTACTGAGTTCCAGGTTCGTGGGCGTTATTTCAACAACAATGACGGTAAGGGGACATTCTGATGCCAAAAGATCCGGCTAAATCTGCGAACGCGGTCTCGAATAAGATCAAAGAGAAGTTAAGAAAGTCCTTGTCTAAAGCTTCGGCTAAATCTGCTAACGCGATCTCGAATAAGGACATTGAGACGTTAAGAAAGTCCATGTCTGAAGATGTCGCCAGAGGCGCTACTAAGACGTTAAGAAAGTCCTTGTCTAAAATTTCGGCTAAATCTGCTAACGCGATCTCGAATAAGGACATTGAGACGTTAAAAAAGTCCTTAAAAAAGAAGGCTAAATCTAAAGTTACGAGGACATTCTGATGCCTGCCAACGTTACCTTTACTAAAGAATCGGAAGCTCAAGATTACGCGGATGAAATTAAGGGCGTTGTTAAAGAGTCCGGTGATGGTGGCTATATAGTTATTGAGATGGATGAAGCAGGGGTTTATAAGATGGCTGACGGCGGTATAGCACCTGCGGCAAGGGCTGCTTCCTTACGTGACAGCATTGGACCCGAATTGCTTAAAACAGGAAAAACTCTCCGAAAAACTCTCCGAAAAAAATTTAGAGGAGCTATTAAAGGCTTTAAAGGTACT